AAAGCTGGTCCGCCTCCGGATCCTGTTCGGCAATCCCGGAAACGTTCGGCTTCCCGTCTTATCCCGGCGGCTCGTCTGTTCCGGCACCTGCCGCGCGGCCAACTTCACAATCGGGATCCGATTGGCGCCCGTAATACCGGCTGCCTGGCCGTAGCTCGATTCCAGCGCCACGTACACTCTGTTGTTATTCGACGATATGTAGCAACTCATAGGGACATGTCGACCTCAAACTCAACTTTCGCGATCTGCAGAAAATTCCTCCCGCCATGCCGCACCGAGTCGATACTCACTTCGTACCCGCCGGTGAAAAACGCCCCTTCCCCCCAGCTCCCCCGATTCGCGTCCAAGACCTGTGTGACCGCCTCCACATACAGCCGCAGTCGCTCCTCAACACCCTCGATCCGGTCCTGCGAAACCCGCACTTCGGCCACCGTTCGCACTTTGCCCGAAAACACACGAAACTTCTCCGTCAGCAAATTCCTGACGCGGTCGACATACACGTACACCGCCGGATACTTCACCACCTGCGCCCGCTCGCTCAGCTCGACGGAAACGTTCTGGTTCATCACGTGGGCCGGCGGAATAGCAGCCAGCTCCACCCCGGTCTCTTGTGCGATGCCCGCCACCGCCGGACCGAGCCCCGCGTCAGTCGCAGTCAGGAACTCGACCATCTTGCGCGTTGCGACGCTGCTTGTCTTAGCCATCGATTCAACCCCGCCTCAGCATCCAACCGCCACTGATATAGGTGTCGGCGGCTTGCCCGTCTCCCGGCGCCGCTCCCGTCGCTAATCCCGTGCTCGGCAACGTGAAACTCTGCCCCACCGGAACCGGTGTCGAATTTTGCAATGCCAGCGCATCCGGAGTCAGGCCCAGGTAGACATTGAACCCCGTCGCCACCGCTGGAGGATTTATCAGCTGTGCAACCGGAAGGCTCCCCGCCGGCGCACCGTAAGCCGTGATCTCACTCGGCTCTCCTTCCTGACCCGATGCTCCTACCCACGACGCCCGTGCATAATAAGTGGTCTGGGGAATAAGCCCTGCCACAGCGCTGAACACGGGCGTCTGTGCCTGCGGAATCGGAACCAGCGCCAGCCCTACGCCGAAATGATAAGTGTGCTCCCGCGCATTCCGCGTCAGCTCTCGATATTCCAGAAACTTTGGCTGATACCGGTCGTTGAGCTGATTGTTGAACGCATCGCGGTAGACGATCTCGAGCGTGTGTACCGCATGCCATCGCTTCAGCTGCCCCGTAACTACCACGTCCGATACGCCGATCAATCTGCGCCGGGCCGCGGGCGTCCCAATCTGTAAAGGCGAAAATACCTGCAGGTTCGTGCCCGCATGATCCAGGAGAAAATCCAGCACCTCCTCCGCGATCTCTTCGGTCGCCAGGTCCAGCTTCACTCCCAGGTCAATCGCCTCTAAGTTCGCTAGCCCAAGGATTGCCGACTCATACACTCGCAGGTCCTCGGTGTTGTTCGGACTACCGTCTGTCAGCAACATTCAACTGCGCCTCTTTCCACTTCGCCTCCGCATCCGCCCTGAATTGTGCCGTCTCCTCTGGATTCGCCAGGTCGGCCTTCCCGTCTACGATCAGGCGCGCCGCCGCTGCTCGCGGCAGCTCCGTCATCACCCCGGCCCGGCCTCCATCCGGCGTGGCACGGCTCGTCACCACCGCGAACACCGCCTCGATCAGTGCCTCGATCTTGCGGATCTTTTCGTAATACGCGAGCAAATCCATAGGCTGCTTTTAGTAGGTAGGGCCGGCTTTCGGCCGGCCGCATCCCTAGCTGTTCACCTGGACCCCGAAAACGTTTCGCAGCACTCCCACGCCGTACAGCACATCCACGGTGAACTGCTGCGCCAGCGTGTTCGGCTGGTAACTCATGGTCACCCGCATCCCGAAGTTGCCCAGCTCCGCGTACTCGGCGATCGCGCCCGTCCCAGGTAGCGGCCTCGGCAGACGGCGCACCACCAGTCCGATTGCGTCTCGCGCGAACGCCAGGTTGTGCGTGGTCACCGGACTCGTCCCCGTCTTCGTAACGAACTGCGATCGAAAGATGTAGAAGTCCTTCATCTTGCCCACTGCCCCGTCCACCAGCGCCCGCAGACCTGCCTCGCCCGCCGTATTGAATTCACTGAACCGTGGAATCTGCCGCAGCGTGGAATACGTGCCTGGATCCACCACCAGAAACTTCGCCGAGTTCGGAGGGACTTTGGCCCCGAACAGCGCTGTTTCCGCCGAATCCACTACCGCTTCGGTGATCGCCGTCCCGCCCGTCCCCACCGCAGTGTTGGCCGTGAAATTCGCATACAGGCCCGTCAGGTCCGTCTCGATCTTTTCTGCCAGGGCCACCACAGCCGGCTGCATGTACAGCTTCAGCAGATCCGGAACCGCCAGAATCTTGGTCACGTCCGGAATCAGAAACGTCGCCTCTGCGTGGGTATTCAGCACGATTTGCGCATTGTCCAGGCTCGGATTCTGCGTTGTCACCGTACTGCCTTCCGTCAGGTTGTGCGCCGTCATGGCCGGCGGAATTGGCACGTTGATCGTGTCGCCCGCTTGCGCCAGCGCCGGCTCGTAATCGCGATTGACCAGGTTGCCCATGACAAGGTTCCCCATCAGCGCGGGTAGCGCATCCGCCGCCACCAGCTTCACAATCGCGTTCGCTACATTACTTGATGTAATTGCTGCCATCTTCTCTCCTTTTTCAAAGCCCGCGTAGCGTTTGTGACGCCACCCGCGCGATTTCCTGCCTCACCCTGTCCATCTCTTCCGCACTCATCCCCGGCCGGATTCTGTCGATGTCCACCCCGCCGGGCCCGGCCCCGCTTCCACGTCCCCCGCCGCTTGCTCCCGACCCTCCCGCCACCCGAGCCGGCAATAGCTCCGGATTCTCGCCCACGAATTTCTTCAGAAACTCTTTCATTTCTCCGCCGTCGCGCGGCACCTCATCCTTTACCGCCTTATACGCCAGATCGAGCTTCGCCACGCCCAGCTTTTGCAGCTCCGCCCGGATCGCCGATCCCCGCTCGGCTTCCTCCACCCGCTTCTCCAGGCCTTCTCTCCGGCGCCGCTCCTCCGCCAGCTCCTCCAGCACCGCCCGAATATCCGTTTCTTCCATGTCTCTCCTAATCAACTGAGCCTGGGGGACTGCCTACCGATTCCGATGACTAAGCCTTGGGGACTGCCCACCGATTTCGATGAACGATCGTGCCCTCGGTCCGCAGCATCTCCCCGAAATCGGCTGGCTGTCCCCGTGTGTCCCCACGTGCCTCCCTATGTCCCCTCGATCTCTTCCGCGATCCTGTCCTTCACGTTCTGCCGCGAGTCGCACAGATACTTCAGCGCCAGCTTCTTGAAGACCTCCTTCGTCAGCGTCGGCGACGTCACGCCCAGCGCGAGTAGCTGCTTTGCGTCCTCCAACTCCGTCCCGAAATCAGCGATATCGAACTCGTCCATCCCTGTCACGCTCACATCCAACTCGTCTTCCCGAGCTGCTGCCGCCGCCCGTAGCACCCGCCGGATCTGCTCTTTGATGGCGTCTCCGTATCCGCGCAGCACTTCTTGCGTAATTGCAAAATCCATCTGTTTGCTGAGCGCGCTCTGGTGCTGCGTTCCGCTCTGCTCGACGCCGGCCTGGCTCAGGTAGCCCACTCTGTAAATCTCTTCCCCCAACCGCACCAGGTTGTCCGCGGCGATCTGGTAGACCTTTCCTTCCGGCTCCGTCCAGCCGAACCTGTCCTGCGGTCCAAGCTGGATGTAATAACTCTCGCCCACCATCTGGCTCCACTCGCGGTCCGAATACACCACCGGCATCGCGAATAGTCCCATCGTTAGCGCCCAGCTCAACGCGTTCGATTTGTTGAAATGCTCGAGTTGCAGCGAGCCCGCCCGGTTGAGCATCCATAGCCCTTCCGGAATCCGCAGCGCGAATAGCGGCGTCTGCCCGATCTTCGCCAGCGCGTGCGCCCCTTCACTCTTGATCCCGTCTTCACCGTAAATTCGGTAATTGCGCTTGTCGTAATAAGCCCAAGTGGTTTCGCATCGCCATTCGGGATCTTCCACGCGATCCTTTTTGATCTGCTTCCTCCGGATCACCACCCACTCGAAGTTCCCGCAATCGTCCAGGCTCCAGTTGATGACGTCGTCCGCGCCGTATTCCACCAGGTACGCCCGCGATGCTCCGCTCGCGTCTTCTTCCCCACGTGTCCCGGATCGCGTCGTCACTCTGGGAAAGTCCACTAGTACGTAGCTCGTGCCCGTCACCAGACTCTCCGTGAACTGCTTCCGGAAGAAATCCGACAGTGACGTGCCTCGTCGGTCCGAGTCCTCCACCAGCGCCGCGAAGAACGTTTTCGAAGCCTCATCGTTCCCTTCGAACGTGATCACCGGCTCCCGCCGGAACAGCGTCGCGCCGTACCAGTCCACGATCGATCCTACGTAGTTCTCATAGAAAATCCGGCTCAACCGCTCCGCGTAAACCTCGCCTGGCTCCCTCTGCCGCGGGATCAGGTACTCCGCCGCGTTCACCCGAAACTGCTCCCCACCCGCATACAGATCGCGGTATCGTCTCCAGGCGGCCTTCTTCGCCACGTACTCCGGATGCTCTTGATCGATATCGAACGCCATCAGATCAGCCTTTTGCCTCTCTCTCCGACCTTCTCCCCCACCCGCAGCTCCTGCCAAACCAGATACCCCAGCGCATCCGACAAGTGCGTCCTCCGCGGATCCCGATCCTTGTCGATCACCTGAGTATTCTCCTTGTACCCGACCTGTTCCAGATCCTTGATCAACTCTTTGCAACGCGAATCAATCTTCATCCCCTGAAATGCCACGTTGACTACCATCACGCGATCCCGCACCGCCGGATTCGATCTTGGAACCTTGAACTCCACCGCCCCATACTCGCCGCTTCGAAAAAACTTCTTCAGCACAGTCAGGTCCGACGTCCCCGTCGTCTGCATGTGCGCTCCCGACGCGTCTGCATACACCTTCAACCCCGCGCCATGTTCCGGAAACCGGTTTTGAAATTCCTCGCACGCCTGCAACGTCGTCGCCCGGCTCAATACGATCTCGTCCAGCACCAGCACCCCTTCGCCCTCCACCTGCGCCACCACCGAACACATGGGATCCACGTTGAAATCCAGCGCCCACAGCAGCGCCCGGTTCTTATCCACCTTCACTTCCGCTACGTTCTTCTCGCGCTCGAAGGCGTAATAAACCCGCCCCGCGTGCAAGTGTAAATACTGACCCAGGACCTCTTGCTGATAAAACCGCGTGTCGTAGCTGCTCTTGAGCCGCTCGTAGTAATCCGGCACTTGCTCCAGCAGATGCCGATTCTCGAACGCCTTTGCCGCCACCACCTCGTAGCCGTCCACCTTCTCCGCTACGAACCGCTCATAGACCCAGTCGTAACCCTTCGGAGTCCATACCGCGAACCCGCACAGCCTGGCTGCCCTTGGATCCCTCAGCCTGCCTTCCAGCCGCAGCCAGGCTTCTTCTGACGTGTACGTCAGTTCGTCCAGTCCGAACCACGCCAGGTTGCTTCCGCGCAGCCTCTCGAACTCCTCCACCGCCCGAAACAAGATCTTCGATCTCGTCTCCCCCATCACCAGGAAATTCTCCGCGCGATTCACTTCATGCGGAATCCCGTTCTTCGCCAGCGCCTCCAGCAGCGAAGCCACCGTTGCATCCCGCAACATCGGATACGTCGGAGCCCCGATCAGCCCTGTTCGCCCCGGATTCAAGTAACTCAGCTTGATTGCTTCCTGGCACAGTGCCTGGCTCTTGCCCGAGCCGATCGGCCCCGAAAAACCCTTGAACCTCGCCCCTGACTCGTGAAACCGCTTTTGTGACGGCAGTGCCCGATATTCAATGTTTCGGCACTCTATGTTTCCGGTTTCGGATCCACCCAGGTCACTGTGATGTCCTTCGGTTCTTCTTCTTCCAGTTCCGTCTGCAGCTGCATCAGCTTGATGTAATCCCCCAAGGTCGCCTTTACGTCCTTTCCTGCCAGTTTCTTCTCCACTTTTTTCAGCAGCTTCTCTACTCCCGCGGCCTGAGTCTTTTTTTTTTGCTTTCGCTCAGTTTGCTCACGATCGAAGTCTATCCTCACACTTCGGGCCCTCGTTTTCCGCGCATTGCTAAGTTGTTGAAGAAAAGTGGGGACT